CTTCTCTTCTATTTGAACTACTCAATTGCATAAATGGAACAAAAGATGCACTTCCCAAAATAACAATCTGAGTAAATGATTTATAGTTTAACTTAAGTATATTATCTTCCAGTTGCTTTTGTTGATCCGAAGATGCAGACAATTCATTTTGAATTTTCCCATCTATCCATATTTGGAATATATTTGGTTTTATACCTCTTATTACTTTATAGTTTTTATTTCCTATAGAAAAAATAATCTCAACTAAACAATCTTTTAGGTTTGTTGAATTTACTAGTTGATTTTTTGTAATTTTTCTAAATGCTTTATTGAATAAAACAAAGCAAAGAGCATCTAAAATGGTACTTTTCCCTGAACCATTCGACCCCATAATCAAATTAGTTTTATAATCATTAAATTTAATTATTGTTGGTTGATTTCCTGATGATAAAAAATTACGATAAGTTATTTGTTTGAACAAGATCATTTTTTCTTGGTGGTATTACAAATTCATTTGGGTTTATTATAACATAATGATATCCATATGTCTCGCAAGTGTTTATTGCCAATTCTGGATCAACTTCAACTACAGACATTTTTGGATAATCTTCTGCCTCTAAAAGTCCTGCATAACGATAGGCATCGTCCTCATCCTCAAAAAAGTACAATGCTTTTTCTTTGTCTTCATCGACTACAGCATATGCACCTTCTTCCTCTTGTCCTTCTATCGTTAATATAAACATTATTCTATTTCTAATGCTTCTTGATAAATTTGCCTTAAGAGTTTTTTGATTTTAGTTTTACTTAAATCAAATTCAGACTCTTCTACATATTTATCCAAAATACTCATTGTATCTTCTATTGGGATATCACCACAAAAAACATTTTCATCATAAACATCTATAGATTCAATAATTTTTAGATCTAAAGGATTTTTACTCATTAAAACATCAATAAATTTATCAAATTTTAATTCATCTTGTTTATTTTTCACAACCACTTTTATCATCTTATCTTCTATATCCAAATTATCAAAATTGATTAATTTTTTTTCATCATAATTAATTTTATTAAACATAATATATGGATTTTTATAAAAATCTAGTTGATAATTTTCAGTATCAAATATATGAAATCCTCTCTCGTCATTAACATCACTCCAAAACATTTGATAAGGATTTCCCAAATAAAAGATTCTACTATCATTACTTCTTGTGTGATAATGACCTGAAAAAACTCTATCAAATCTATCAAATATATCTTTACTCATCCCAGATGTATGCACATATCCAGGATAAACTGTAAATCCACTCAATTCTAAATGACCAAAAACAACTTTAGAATCTGTACTTTCTAATAAATCAAAAGTTTTTTGTTGGTTGTCGGAACAAATCCAAGGAAGAAAAACAGTTTCCATACCATCAATATTATACTGAGATGGTTGAGAAATTTTCACAACATTATCGTATTGGTCCAAAAGAATATCTATTGAATTGATTTCATTCGTATTTTTATAGTATGCATCATGATTGCCAACAATACTATAAACTTTAATATCTAATTCTTTAAATTTATCATAAACATTTATTTTTGCCCATTCTAATGCCCAATAATCAATACCTTTTCGATTATCAAATGCATCCCCCAAGTGAATAACAGTCTTTATGTTATTCTCTTCTAATGTTGGAAAAAATATATTTTTATAAAACTTTTCAAAATATTTGTGAAAATCTTTATTTGCTTTTTTGAAATTATAATGTGTGTCAGTAATTAATCCTATTTTCATTGATAAAGTTTAATCTGAATATTGTCCTTAATAGTATTATAGTCTGAACTTCCAAATAGTCCATCATCATCTACAGAAAATACTTCCTCATATCCACTTCTTTCAATAATTTTTTCTTTTATTTCTATTTGTTTCTTTTCTTTAGAAATTCTTCTTAGAAAAGCAAAGTAAACTATTTGAGTGAAATATGCAAATGGATTTGCCCTGTCAACATCAAAATTATGAATATATTGGACACAATTTTCAATACCATCAGAAATCATATCCTCACGAAACATATAGTTTACGAAATTAGGTCTATATGAAAGGTGCGTAGCAATCTTTAAAAAGCAATCACCAATGTAATCTGGTATTGGTGGTTTTCCTTCCCAATGCTTTGCTCTTTCCTCTCTTGTTGGATTTTCACCAAACTTTTTATTATAAGAAATGTCTACTTTTCTCTTGTATACAATCAAAGCCTCATGAAATTCTTTATTATTAACATAATGTGGATTTTTCTTTGCTTTATTCATTTTCATTGGAATCTTTCAGTTGTCATAATTATACCATATGATACAAGAGTTGACAAAGAAATGTAAATGTCTGTATAATCACTCTGTTAGGTTTGAAGATAAATTATACCTTTAATAACTATTAAATATCTTTTCTAATTTTATTCTAGCATCTGCTATAGAAGATAGGTATCCCATATCAGGTGTAATTTTGGATCTACCAGATTTTCTATTCCTATCTCTAACGTATTTTTCATGAATTTTAATTAGATATTTATCTTTACTTTCAGTCATCGTTAAAACCCTATCTAGATCTATTATAAACATTGTTTCTTCTGAAATTTTAATCCAAGGATGGACTTTCATTCCAGACATACCAAGTTGTTTAATATTAATAGATTCAATAACTACTGGATTGTCTAAAATTAATATGGTTCTCATATCTTCTGTGCAAGGACAAACCTTAGAGAAGATTTCTTCACCAGAAATTAATTTTAGTATTGCATAAAATTCTTCTTCCATTATTGTTTAAAGTTAATTTGTAATATTTCATAATTAAATTTTTCTTCATTATAGATTTTTATTCTTTCTATTAAATGATTTAAAGTATAATTTTTATTTGATTTGTGAGTACAATCATCAGCAATGTCATAAAGAACTGCTTTTGTTTTGTTATCTCCTTTTCTTAAGATTCTTCCAATTGATTGGAGATTACGGATTCTAGACTTCGAAGGTGAAGCAAAAATAACATTATGTAAATTCTTGATATTAATTCCAGTAGAAAATGTTCCGTAAGAAGCCACAATGATTGCATCATTTTCCTTTTCTGTAATTTCTCTTACTAATTCTCTTTGATCGACATCAACACCACCATAAACAAAAAATATTTTTCTTTCCTTTGATGCTGAATTATTTATTAGTTCATAAAGTGGCATACCATGGGTTTCAACTCTATTAAACAAAACAAGACTATTTCCTTTTAAATCTAGTACTAAATTTTTAATAAAATTATTTCTTTTTTTATGATTAATTAAGTATTGTATTTCTTCCTCATAATCATTAAATTGTTGACCAGAATGCTTAAGTATTAGTATTTTAATTTGAAGTTTTGAAAGATGACCTTTTTCAATAAGATCTTTTGTCTGAGTAACTTTATAAGAAGGTCCAAATAGACCCTCTAGGACCCATTTATGGGTCTGTGACCCATCTAAAGTACCTGTAAAACCATATCTATACTTTGCACCATCCATTTTAGTCATAATACTGACAAGTGACTTAGATTTAAATAGATGTGCCTCATCACCTATCACAACATCAAATTCATCAAAGAAAGATTTCTTCAAATTATATATTGATTGCCAAGTAGTTATGATAACATTTTTACTTGTTGTCTTTTCTTTTCCAGAATATATTTTATGGCAATTTTTTTCAGCATCCCAACCATAATCTTCAAAATCTTTATACATTTGTTCGACAAGAGATGTTGTTGGTACAACTAGTAAAATTTTTAAGTTCTTCTCAACAAAATATCTTGTTATTGAATATATCATTAAAGATTTTCCTGATGCAGTAGGTGAAATTAATAATTTCCTGTTATATCTTAATGCATCATAAACTGCGTTTATTTGATAATCTCTTGGTTTATGTTTGGATATTTTATTCATATAATCAGAAACACCCTCAAGAGAAATAAATGAATTCTCTTCAAATGGAGTTCCAAAAAATTTATTATTTTTAAATTCAACAGAATAATTATTATTCTTTGCCCAGGATACAATTTTATCTAAAAGACCTACATAAATTTCTCCAGTGTAATTGCTATATAAACGAATCTTCCCATCCCAATATTTACTTCTGTATTGAGGCATGAACTTTGCCCCAGGAACATCAAATGTGAAATATTCTGATAATTCTTGATGTACATGAGGTTCGGCTTCAACTTTTAAATAAATCTCATTCTTTTTTTGTATTATTATATTACTCATATCCTGCAGTAAATTTCATGTATTCAATAGCATTTTTAATCTGATAAGTTCTGTTTAATATAGTCTTTAATATACTATCCAAATAACTAATCATTATTTGATAATAGTCGATCTTTGATAAACATTTTATGATATCTTCATCAGCATCCATATACTTATCAATATCTGGTTTTAATACCTTATGATCAAAAGGATTATTTTTATATACTTCTGGATCTGATTTTCCAGAATAATACATCCATTTTTCCTTTCTTAAAATTTTATACTTATTATCTTCTAATTTTTTTAATAAAACTATTTTATTGTAAATGTCATAATATTTTGAATGTAATAATGGGATTTTTAATGATTCATGATGTAAATTATCTGGATCTATTTTAGAATCTTTTTCCCATAACAATTGAATTTCATCAATATTCATAATTTTATAATATCATATAATGTGTATTTAAAAACTACTTCTGCTGTAATATATTCGGTATTTGTTATCTTTGCATCAAACCGAATTGTTGATAAAGAAACTGGAAATAAACCAGTAAATCTTACAATGGCATTTTCTTTAAAATTACTATTATAGATTATTAAATCACCATCAGATTGACCAGAATTTGCATTTTGCTTTCCAGGGTTTAATTGATCCTCATCTAATAATTGTTGATATTCATTTAGATTACTTGGATAACCAAAACCTCTTAACCATTTATGAACTATTAGATAATTTGTTAAATCTTCATCAACATTGAAACGAAGAGTTAAATCTTCATAAGTTAATTTATCCCCAGGAATTGGAATATCTTTTAAATATGATGATTGGACAGCAATTCCTAAATTTATAGATGGAATGTTTGCTTCGGAGCAAAAAAAATCAACCTTTGGATACTTTTGTAGTACAAATTTGAATCCATTTGCTAATAAAAAATTTCTATTGCTTATTTGCGAATCAAACATAATTGAGTTTTATTTTTATTTATTCGCAAATAAAAAGGGGGGGTCCCTAAAGACCTCCCCCTGAACAAATTCTTTCGAATTATTATCACATAAGGTTCTTGACGAGAACTCTTCTGTAATAACGGTTTGAATTTGTCTGAAGACGACCAAGTGTTCCTTCTGGTGCGGAAGCAGACTTGCCTTCTGCGAATGGGTTTGCAACAAGACCATAACGAGTCTTGAATCCAATCTTTGGTTGGAAGGTGTCTTGACCAACTGCACGTACCATCTGAAGAGGTACATATGGGCAGTAGAACAGACCAGCATCATAAGGAGATGAACCCTTATAACCAACAACGTAATACTGACCACCATCTGCTCCAGGGTTAGAACCACCAGAATATGGGTCAATATATACACGATACTTGCCGTTTAGAACACCAGCAAAAGTATTGCCAGTATCATCAACGCTCAGATTAGCATTGAGAGCAGGAGTATAATCAAGAAGACCTGCCATTGAAAGTGCAGAAGCAACGTCAGAAGAGCACATGATGATGTTGCCCTTTCCTCTACGTGTGCGTTGTGCAATTGCGTTTGCGTCTCTTTCGATCTGGAAGATCAGACCTTTGAACTTCTCAACAGACCAACGACCATTGGAGTCGATGTCAAGGTCAAATGTACCAGCATTTGCTACGTTGTGTGCAGCACCAGTTTCTGCAGTCTTGTAGATAGTTCTGATAACTTCACGGTTAATTTCTGCAAGAATTTCAGAAGAAAGAATGTTTGCTAATTCTGCTTCTGCATTCAGACCGTGAATTGCCTTGAGGTCTTGTGCGAGCTCAAGTGAGTACTCAGCCTTCAGTGCTCTTGACTTTGCAGTAACGGTGACCTTCTCGATTGAGAATGCCATTTCGTTGAATGCTTCACCAGAATCGGAACCGAGTCTTTCTGCATCACCAGTTGCCATTCCCTGGCCAACATTATAATCTTGTTGTCCGCCACCAGCACTTAAAAGACCTGGGTTTGAACCTGCTTGTGCTGCAGTTGTTCCAAATCCAACGTTTGCTTGTACTGCTGGATCAACGAAGTATCCTGCCTGTTGTCCCTGTCTTCCAGAGAAGGTTGTGTCTACTTCATCGAAGAATGCTTCAGCACCAGACTGGTTGGTGTAACGTGAACGCATTGCGAAGATGAGTCCAGTAGGACCATTCATTGGTTGAACACCTGCGAGGTCATATGCGACCAAGTTAGGCATTGAACGTCTGATTAAGGAGATCAGAACAGGGTCGAAACCTGCAACAGGACCACCATCAGCAGCACCTGCACTGAAACCTGCTGAAGAGGATGTTGATCCAGTTGTTGAAGTTGGTGCTGGACCTTCATAAAGGAAGTCTCTTTCCTCACGAAGGAATTTTTCTTGGTTCTCCAGAAGAACTGCGGTAACCATTCTACGATGCGAATCTTTGATCGTATCGAGTCCTTGATAGTCAAGGAGTGGTGCCCACTTCTCCTGCAGATGTTCTGCGTTGAACATTTGCATTGTTTTTACCTCTTTAAAAAATTAGTTGGTTTGATTTTTTATGATATAAAAATCACTTTTTGGAAACTCTGCTAAGTGCATCTAGATAATATGACATAGACCCGGAAACGGATTCTGTGTAATCAGTTTCTTCTGCAATGTAGTCAGTAGCATCCTTTTGAGTACCAGTGTTTCTTGGGAAATAAGATTCCCTCAATGTTACCAGTTTCTCACGATAGTCTTCCTCACTATCAAACTCAACATTTTCAGCAAGAGAAGCAAGTTTATCCTTCTGAGAAATCGCAAGATTTTCAGATACTTCTGCAAAAATTACATCAGCAACAGACTCTGCTAATCTTCTATTAAGAGCAACATTCTTTTCGATTTGCTCGTTGAGTTTTGTCTCCATTTCATCAAGTTTTTCTACCATACTCTCAAGTACATCATATCTATCTTCAGGGATTTGTACATAATGTTCTTCAAAAAGACCTCTCATTCCTTGTAGGAATGATTCGGTCATCTCGGTCTTAAGACCGTTATCAATTGCAAGTGCATTTTCTTGCATCCATTCTTCTGCAACGTACTCAAGGTAAGCATCGATTCTTTCTTCGATTGCTTCCTTAATTTCCTCTACTTCTTCAGCAAGCTTTTGCTCGTATGATTGAATAATTGCTTCTTCAATCTGAACTGTTCTTGCATTTAAAGCAGATTCGAATACTGTTTTTGCCTTTGATTTGAATTCTTCGGAGAGATCATCTCCAGAAAGAAGAGCATTTACATCCTCTTGAATTTCTTCTTCGATTTTGGCAAAAGCTTCTTTCATTTCCTTAGACTTTTTGTCCTCTTCATCCTCATCTTCATCTTCTTCGTCCTCACCTTCCTCATCCTCATCTTCATCTTCAGAAGAAGACTTTGCTGCTTCCTCAAGTTCCTCAGAATCGAATTCTTCAGATTCTACGAGTTCTTCATCCTCGTCTTCTTCTGAAGATTCTTTCATTGATACCATTGGATCTGCTGCTTTTGCGCCTTTGTTGACGACGTTCTTTACTTGAGCAAGAGTAGCACCAGGAGTTTTCAGTTTTGCTGAATCGTCAGTAGACTTATAATTTTCTGGTGTAGGTCCACCAAGATCTTCCCAATTGCCACTTTGACCATCAGGAATACCTGTGGTTAAATGTGGCATTGGATCTGCTGCCTTTGCTCCTGCATTTACTGCAGTTTTGGATTGTTTAGTGCCTGTTTCCATTTCTTGTAAATTTTTACCACGGGACATTTGATCTCTCCGATTAACCTATATATGTT